CCGTCTCCTCCCACCCCTCCATGTTGTCCAGGCCGATGGCGCCCTCCATCTCCCTGGGCTCGTCGCTCTGCTCCTCGGTCGGGGTGTAGGACTTGCTCTCGTCCAGGCTGTGGTCCTGGAACATCTTGGACAGCTTGCTGAGCATGCCGGTGGTCTCGATGCTCTGGTTGTACTCCGACAAGAAGTCCTGCACCTCCTGGTACTTGTCCACCTCCTCCTTCTTCTTCACGAAGGGCATGTCGAACTCGGGGAAGAAGTTGTAGGAGTTGAAGATGTTGTCCACCTCCTCCACGTCCGGCGTGTCCGACAACAAGTTCTGGATGCTGATCTCGTCCTCGTAGGAGTTCATGATCTTGAACTTGAGCAACTCGTTGTAGTCGACGGTGTACTTGTCCTCCATCACGTTGAAGATGAAGAAGTTGTCGGTGTTGGCCTCCGCCAAGGAGCAGTTGCTCTTCGGGATCAGCGTCAACAGCAGCTTCCACTTCGACAGGCTCCTGATGATCTTGGTCTTCATCAGGAACTCCAACTTGTTGTAGTGGAGGTTGTACCTGAGGCTCCAGTTCTGGTAGGTCTTGATCGACACCCTCTTCCTCAAGTTCAGCATGTCGTTCTTGAACTTGGAGATCAAGTGCAAGATCAAGGAGTCGTCGTTCTCGTCGAGGTCCAAGTTGTGGTCCGAGTAGTACCACATGTCGGTCTTGTTGCTGAACTCCTTGGCCACCACCACCATCCTGTAGTTCATCCAGAAGTGGCACTTGCAGTCCTCCCTCTTGTTCTTGATCATCTGGTACTCCACCCTGTTGGACCTCACCATCAACATGTCCACCGGCTCCTCCCCCTTGCAGATGTTCATCAACTTCAACGCCCTGTCCAACTTGGAGTCGGCCGTGGTGATGGTGTACATCTCGTCGATCGTCGGCAAGTTGTCCTTGAGCGACAACGACACCGACGACAGGAACTTCAACATCTTGGTGTCCTTCAAGATCCTGTCGCTGGGCAGCCTGTAGTTGTACAAGGGGGAGGTCCTGGACATCATGAGCTTCAGCAGGTTGTCCTTGAAGTTCCCGGAGCAGCTGTCGTCCGAGATCATGATCATCTCCGTGAACTTCATGTTCTTGAAGTTCATCGTCATGTAGTCCTTGAAGTCCTTCAACGCGTAGTTGGACCCCCTCATGAGGAGCTCGATCGCCTTGAAGGGGTTCTCGTACACCTGGAGCATCCCGTTCTTGTCCTTGTCGTAGTTCCTCATGTTGAACAAGCCGGACACGGTGGAGACCAACCTATTGGAGCTGGCGAAGGTGTTCTCGAAGATGTGCTGCAGCACCTCCTTGGGCTTCACGGACATGCCCACGGGGGAGATGTAGAACCTGATCTTCCTCATGGTGCCGTGGAAGAACTTGTCCGTCTTCGGGAAGGTCTTGAGCGTCTCCTTGAACTCGATCTCGTGGTCCTCCACCATGCGGAGGGAGTCGAACATCCCGATCATGCTGTTGTTCTCGTCCCCCTTGATCAAGATGTGGTCCACGAACTCGATCATGTCCATCCTGGTGCTCTTCAAGAACATGTTCAGGGTCTTGATCCTGTTCTTCATCATGTCCTTCTCCTCGACGAAGCTGTTGCCCATCAAGGAGATCTTGTTCCTCAGCTCCAAGATCTCCTCCTCGGACTCCAAGACCACCTTGCTCTTGGGCATCATGGTGGCCTTGTTCGCGGAGTACTGCAACGCCCTCACCAAGGAGTGGATGGGCATCAGCTCGTTGATCTCGTAGTTCCTCCTCATCCCCACGAAGTACTCCAAGGAGAACTCCCTGAAGTTCTTCATGTCGTTCATGCCCAGGTTCATGTTCAAGGTCTGGTTGTTCATCCTCTCCAAGATGTCCCCCATCTCCATCTTCAACTTGTTCTTGAAGAACTCCATCTTCATCTCCTTCAGCGACTTGTCCATCCTCATGTTGACCTCCATCCAGAACCTCCCCCTGGAGTCCTCCTGGAACGGGACCAAGTTCTTCATCTTCTGGTCCATCTTGTTGCTCTGGGCGGAGTACAGCTTCTTGTAGAACATGTTCAACTTGTCCGAGTTGTCCTTGCAGAACATGGTGACCTCCTTCCCCATGATCAGCACCGAGAAGGGGTTCGAGCACGGGAGGAACCCCAGGTGGTACGGGAGCCTCTCCTCCTTGCACTCCAGCTTCTCCATCAAGGTCTCCACCATCTTCTGGTCGATCTTGTAGTACCTCATCAACTGGGCCCTCGCCATCCTCATCAAGTGGTTGATCGTCGTCATGTACACCCCGTGCTCCAAGCACCTCCTGATCGAGCCCAACATGAACTGCACCGCGTCCTCCGGGTTCGACAAGTCCGGGATGGAGTTCGCGTTGTAGATGTCCTTGATGGTCGCCCACACCATCCTCTTCCCGATGGAGAACAAGGAGTTGAACTCGGCGATGATGAAGTTCATCCCGGACTTCTTCCAGTTGATGTGGATGTTCTGCAACCTGGTGATGCTGTCCCAGCACCTGGTGTACAACTTCATGGCCGAGTCGATCCGGTCCAGGGTCTGCATGCCGGAGAAGAGGATGAACTTGGTCTTGTCGTCGGAGGACAGGATGGTCTTCGAGTTGACCCTGACCTTGGTCACCCTCTGGACCACGGACTGCACGATCTTGTCCGCCGAGTCGTCCATCACGCAGGCGTAGAAGCTGCTGAGCTTGTGCAACATCCCCTGGCCCATCCCCGACAAGATCTCGACCAAGTTGCCCTGCTCCATGGACTTCTTCCTGTACCACTCCAGGTCCTCCCTGTCCTCGGGCTCGTCCACCGGCTTCTTCTTCCACTTGTTCACCAGGGAGTCCGGCGTCAACATGAACTTGCAGGAGAAGGCCGAGATCACGTTCAAGAGCACGTGCTTCATCTCCTCCGGGATGGGGAACGCCATGACGAAGGAGAAGAAGTGCTCCATCACGAACCCGGGCGCCCACTTGGAGGCGTCCATGTTGAACGACACGGCCATGGACGGGATGTTCTGCTTCTTCAGGTCCGCCATCTCCTGCTTGAAGCTGCTCATCGCGTCCGACTGGGTCTGGGCCTTCATGTTGTCCTTGGTCAGCATCTCCTTCGGGTGCAACTTGCACAACTTCTCGGACAACACCTCCAAGAACTTGACCATGATCCTCAGCTTGACCGCCTGGATCAAGATCTCCCTGGGCCCCCCGATCTGGGCCTTGGGGAACAACGCGAAGATGGCGTCCACGTCCGCGAACTTCGACACCATCTCGTACAACGAGTTGGTGTCGAGCTCCTCCACCTTGGAGAAGAGCGACAAGAAGCTCTTCGTCTTGGTGACCTCCCTGCTCCAGTCGAGCCCCCCCAGGTTGACCGGCCCCGACACCAGGGAGGACGACATGAACATCGCGCTGTTGATCGTCTCCCCCATGGCCTCCTCCAAGGCCAAGGCCAGCTCCAGGTTGCTGATGTTGTGCTCGAAGAACTGCTTGGTCGCGGACACCACGAAGTTCTCGTCGAAGGTGTGCAACTGGTCGCTGGAGTTCCAGAAGTCGATCAAGTTCGTGATCTCCCCCTTCGACCAGTCCGTCTCCTTCACGTCCAAGAAGTGCCTCTCCGCGGCCACCATCTTGGACATGATCGCCTTCACCCGGTGGTCCACGAACCCGGTGTCCTTGTCGAACAAGTTGCAGGTGTAGATGCAGTCCATCAAGATGGAGAACTCCACCTTCTTGTCCAAGTCGAAGGGGGACCAGGTGTAGAAGCGGTCGTACTCGGTGTTGGTCGACGTCAGGGACTGGATCCTCTCCTCCCACATCAACTCCGAGTCCTGCAGCATCGCCTTGTACCACTTGATCTGCATGATCCTCAGGTAGGCCTCCAACCTGCTCCGGATGGGGTCGGACATGATCTCCTTGGCCAAGTCCTTCCTGGACGTGATGTACGACGTGGCGCTGTGCAAGAGGTACCTGTTCAACTGCAAGGTGGTGCTCGTGCCCCTCTTGTTCTCCAGCAGCATCAAGATCAACGTCGCGAAGGTCCTGTCCGGCTTGTACTCCATCATGATCTTCCCCCTGTTCATCTCCCCCACCTTGTCCTTCATGTTGGAGTACAAGGCCATGGTGACCTCCTTGATCTTCAAGTAGTGCTTCAACATCGGGGCGCTCATGGTCAACCACTTGGACTGCACCATGCCCTCGTCGTTCTCCATGATCTTCATGGACTTGAAGAACGACGAGTACGTCATCACCGACTCCTTCGGGCACTGGATCTTGAACCTCAACTGCTTCTCCTTGGTCAGCCTGGACCCCTTCTTGATGTAGAGGAGGTAGGACCCGAAGTTCTTCATGACCGTGAAGGACTTGGCCCTGTCCTTCAACTTGAAGTCCGTGGACTCGGAGTCCAAGTCCACGAACCTCCTGCCCTCCAAGTAGCAGATGTTCTCGGCCAAGCTGCTGTAGAACTCCACCACCTTCCACAGGTTGGTCTTGAACAGGTCCGAGAACTCCAAGGGCAAGTAGTTGTTCAGGTTGGGGGAGTCCATCAACTTCCACTTCGAGTCCTCCTCCAGCATGAAGTCGATCAGCGACTCCACCACCTCGACGTCCTCGTCGGGGTCCACCCCCAACCCGTCCACGAGGTACCTCGACTCCCTCTTATTCCTCTCCTCCTCCTCCTGCTGGTAGAAGAAGTCCAAGTCGGACTTCATCAGCCAGGTCCCGTCGTTCAACAGGAGCTCCGCGTCGCTGTAGGAGTAGTTGATGTTCCCCTTGGTCACCTTCATCATGTTCTCCCTGTTCAAGTTGATGAAGGGGAAGGGGAACATCGACGGCACCTCCTCCATCTTCTTCTCCCTGTTCTTCATGTCCAGCCTGATCTCCATGGCCTTCTTCAGCTGGTTGTCCAGCTCCATCTCGATGTCCTTCAAGTTGAACTCGGTGAACTTCTCCTGGTACGCGGGCATCCTGTTCGTCTTCATCATGTTCAAGTACATCTCCTCCACCCCCAACAAGTAGTTCTTCCCGAGGTTGCCCATCTTGGACTTGATCTTCTTGTAGTAGTTGGTGTCCTCCGGCGTGACCTTCTCCTGGAACAACCTCTCGGGGAACCTCATGTCCTTCCTGGACGAGTCGATGCTGCAGCTCTTGATGTTGAAGTTCATGCACTCCAGCTTGTTCTTGGTCAACTTGCTCAACTCGTTCTCCATCTTCGACCTCAACTCCTCGAACTCCTCGTCCTCCTTCTCCATCAACAGCATCTTGGAGTACATCCTGAAGTTGGGCTTCTTGCTGATGGTGTTGTAGATCTTGCTCATCACCTGGATCGCGTCCTCCTTCCACAACTTCACCGTGGGCACGTCCACCACCGGGGGGATGAAGAAGTTCCTGTAGCTGTTGATCTTCCACACCACCGCCTCCACCTCCACCTCCATGTCCAAGTGCTCGGACAGCCCCCTGGCCAGGTCGGTGTACTTGATGATCTTCTTGTCCCTGACCACCCCGGGGTCGGCCCCGGTGACGGCGAAGTCCAAGATGAACAACTTGCCGTCCCTCTTCATGATGTAGTCCGGGGTCTGCGTGGCCTTCGGGCCCGAGTAGTTGAACTTCTCGATGAGGTCCACGTCGGACTGGTCCGGGATCTCCTCCCCCATCAGGTTCAACACCACCTTCATGAACAACTCGTGCCTCATCCTGTTGAACATGTCGACCTTGTTGTAGTTCAACTGGCCCTCGACCGTCTGGGTGAGGATGGACATGTAGTCGTCGTCCAGCCTGATGTTCACCTTGTTGGACTTGAACGCCCTGTTCCTGCTGAAGTACATGCTCACCAACCTCTCCAAGTTGGAGAACACCGGGATCGTCTTCATGGTCATCATCATGAAGTCCTCCATCCTGTTCACCTTCCCCATCGGGAACTTCAAGCTCTCCTTGTACGTGTCCAAGTACTCCTTCATGATGTCCTTCTCCACGATGTTCGGGTAGAACCTCATCAAGATGCTCTTGTCCAACGGGGAGGAGGACATCATCGACAGGAAGTACCAGTCCGGCCTCGTCTTCAACTTGATCATGGGGTTCTTGTCGAACAAGAAGTCCATCGACGACCTCTTCTTCATCCTCTCCCAGGCCGTCAAGGGGCTGAACATCTTGAGGAAGTCCTTGTCGTAGGTGTACTCCGCCTTGAACTTGAACATCACGTGCTCCATGATCTTGTCCACCGACACCTGCCCGAACATCATGTCCCCCATGTCCTCCTTCTTCTCCTTGAGGAGGTTCCTCATCTTGATCCACATGGACCTGGGGAAGTAGGTGTTCTTCGGGGTCACGATGATGGAGTCGATGAGGGGGGGGTCGGGGAGGTCCATCCTCAGCAAGATGATGTTGAAGGTCACCCCCAAGGTGTACCTCTTGATCTCCTCCATCACCAGGAACTTCGCGTTGGACCTCACCAAGGTGGAGGTGTCCATGATCGTGATCTAATAATTATGTAGCAACTTTGTG